GTATCTTTCTAAGAAGGAAATAAAAGAAGAAAAAGAAAATATTTACAAAGGATATCCAGTAACCATACCAGCATTTAAAAGACTAGCAATAATTCATGAAAAGAATAAAGATTATGAAAAAGCAATCTCCGTATGTGAAAAAGCTATAGTTTATTACAATAATGCTGGAGTAGACAATAGCGAGTTTATTAAAAGAAAAGAAAAATTAGAAAGTAAGATTTAGTTTAAAAAGCAACTGAGAATTTTGGATTTAGAAAAAATAATAAGCAGGTAAGAAATCAAATAATAATATCAGAGCACTCATTAAAATGGGTGCTTTTATTATGCAAATGTTGGAGGTATAAACTTATGGCAAATTTATTTAAATGGCTTTTTAAGGCAAGGGCAGAACCGACAGATAGTGTCAGCAGCGCTCCTGCCTTTTATATGGGACAAAGCGTATCAGGAAAAATTGTTAATGAGCGAAGCTCCATGCAGACCACTGCGGTATTTGCCTGTGTCAGAATAATAGCAGAAACGATAGCATCTTTACCTCTACACACTTATCAGTACAAAGGGGACGGAAAGGAAAAGATGTACACACATCCTCTATATAAGTTGCTCCACGATGAGCCTAATCCGGAGATGACTTCCTTTACCTTAAGGGAAACTATGATGACTCATATACTCCTTTGGGGTAATTCCTACTGCCAGATTATTCGAAACGGAAAAGGAGAAGTGATGCATCTATATCCACTGCTTCCGGATAGGATGACGGTGGATAGAGACAAGAACGGGAATCTATACTATGCCTACAATAAAGACAGAGCAACCCACTATCTAGGTCCTGAAGATATCCTTCATGTTCCGGGACTGGGATTTGACGGTGTAATGGGTTATTCACCGGTGGCTCTTGCGAAAAATGCCATCGGTTTAAACATTGCAGCTGAAGAATACGGAGGCAGGTTCTTTGCCAACAATGCAACACCAAGCGGTATTTTATCAACAGCTGGAACTATTAAAGATCCTACGAAGGTAAGAGATGCATGGCAGACGGCTTATGGAGGAAGCAGCAACAGCAATAGAGTTGCAGTCCTTGAAGACGGTCTGCAGTATCAGCCTATAAGCATGCCAAACTCTGATGCCCAGTTTCTAGAAACGAGGAAGTTTCAGATTGAAGAGATCTGTAGAATCTTTCAAGTGCCGCCTCATATGGTGGCGGACCTCAGTAAGAGTTCATTCAGCAATATTGAGAATCAATCCATCAGCTTTGTGGTTCATACTATAAGACCTTGGCTGGTCAGATTAGAACAGGCTATGAACAAGAGGCTCTTTCTCGAAAAAGAAAAAGGTCAGTGCTTTGTATCCTTTAATGCATCAGCACTAATGCGGGGAGACTATAAATCAAGAATGGATGGTTACTCCATCGGTATTCAGAACGGATTCTTCTCAGTCAATGATGTTAGAAGAATGGAGAACATGGATCCCATATCCGAAGAAGATGGTGGGGACCTATATCTTATAAACGGAAACATGCTTCCTCTTAAGATGGCTGGGGCTTATGCAAAGAAGGCAATGGGAGAAGGTGGTGAGAAGCCTGAATAATAAATGTATAATTGGAATATTTTGCAAATTTAATACTAAGCAACATCAGCATTTCTCAAACAGGGAAGTGCTTTTTTAATGCCAAAAAAGGAGGTAGATTTAATGGATAAATTTTGGCGCTGGGTGGTGAATGAAGCTGAAGAGTCAACTGTTAGAACCCTGCATCTTGAAGGATATATTGCAGAGTCCTCTTGGTTTGATGACGATATCACCCCTAAACAGTTTAAGACAGAGCTTTATGACAGTGGTCCTGAAAATGAGGACATAGTTGTAAAGATACACTCTCCGGGAGGAGACACCTTTGCCGCAGCACAGATTTACAACATGCTTAAAGAATATCCCGGAAATATCAGTGTTCATATTGACGGTCTTGCAGCCAGTGCGGCTTCTGTAATTGCCATGGCAGGAGATGAGGTGTGTGTTTCTCCTCTATCAGTAATTATGATTCACAACCCAGCCATGCTAATTGCCGGAGAGGTGGCGGATCTTCAGGTGGGAATTAATCTCTTAAGCGAAGTAAAAGAAAGTATCATCAATGCTTATCAAACAAAGACGGGACAATCCAGAGCGAAAATCTCACACATGATGGATGCTGAAACCTGGATGAGCGCCCACAAAGCTATTGAACTTAATTTTGCCGACAAGATTTTATACGAATCAGAACCGGTAGATGAAATGTCTGAAGGCTTTATCTTTGACCAGATGACGGTAACCAATGCACTGAGAAACAAACTCCCTGGAATTCAAGCCAGGATGAAGTATTTAAAGGCAAATGAAGATGAAACAAAGGATCCGGAAAAGAGTATGGAATCTGTAACACAGGTTAAAGAGTCAACAGAAGCAAAACTAATCCCTATCGCTCAGCTTGAAAGAAGGCTGGAGCTGATTAAAAATTGGAGGTAATGAATATGAGTAAAATTCAAGAACTAAGAGAACAACGGACCAAAGTTTGGGAGCAGGCTAAGACATTCCTTGATGAACATCGTCAGGAGAACGGTCTGATCAAACCGGAAGACAATGCAGTATATGAAAAGATGGAAGATGAAGTGGTTAACCTAGGCAATGAAATCGAGCGCCTTGAGAGACAGGAGGCTATGGACAGAGAATTTTCAGCAGCCGAAAGCAAACCTCTTGCTTCAAGACCTGAGAAGAGGACTGAAGAAAAAACTGGAAGAGCATCTGATTCATATAAGAGTGCTTTCTGGGGTGCTATGAGAAACAAGATGAATCCATCAGTGCAAAACGCACTGCAGATTGGAACAGATTCAGAAGGTGGATTTTTAGTGCCGGATGAGTATGAGCATCAACTTATTAAGGCTCTTCAAGAAGCCAACGTTCTTAGAAATATGTGCAACGTTATTACAACAAGCTACGGAGACAGAAAAATTCCTGTAGTAGCAAGTCAAGGATCGGCGGTATGGATGGATGAAGAAGCTGCATTTACTGAAAGTGATTATGCATTTACTCAGGTGACCTTGTCAGCATACAAGCTGGGTACTATGCTTAAAGTTTCCGATGAGCTTCTAAACGACAGCTACTTTGATTTGGAAGCATACATAGCAGCTGAGTTTGCGAGAAGAATAGGGGCTGCTGAAGAAGAGTCCTTCCTTACCGGCAACGGAACAGCAAAACCGACAGGACTATTGAATGTCACAGGTGGTGCCGGTCTGGGAGTTACTGCTGCGGGAACTACAGCTATATTAATAGATGAGGTACTTGATCTTTACCACAGCCTTAAGTCCTCTTACAGGAAAAACGCATCTTTTCTTGTGAACGACGATACCATTAAAAAGCTTAGAAAGCTTAAAGACGGACAGGGGCAGTATCTGTGGCAGCCATCTCTTACAGCTGGAACACCTGACACTATTTTAAATAGACCGGTAGTAACTTCACAGTACATGCCAACAGCAGCTGCTGGAGAGAAATCCATTGTCTTTGGAGACTTTAAATACTACTGGATTGCAGATCGTCAGGGTAGAACCTTCAAGCGTCTTAACGAACTTTATGCAGCAAACGGTCAGGTAGGATTCTTGGCTTCTCAAAGACTTGACGGAAAACTGATTCTTACAGAAGCAATAAAGGTTCTTCAGCAGAAAGCTTAGTAAAATCTACAGGGAGGTAGTCAACAGGATGCCTTTCTTTAACTTTGATAAGGAGGAAAAACTATGGGATACAATACTAAAAACTACACCCAGCAGGGCGGAGATAAAACTGTAATAGGAGGTGAGCTTGCAGTAGAAGCTGAAGGCAAAATGACCTTTAATGGAACAGAACTAAAGCCTGCTACACTTCAAGCAGACAGCACTGCAGTAGATGCAGCAGCTCTTGTCGTTGATTTTAATTCTTTGCTTGCGAAACTAAAAGCAGCAGGACTGATGGAAAGCGTGTGATAAACAATGGCACTTATTGATAAGGTAAAAGCAAATCTCATTCTTGACCACTTGGAAGATGATGCTCTTGTTGAAGGATATATTACCGCCGCTGTAAGCTACGCGGAAGGTTTTCAGCACCTTGGGAAGGACTACTATCAGCTAAATGCCATGTCACCTGCCACAGAGCAGGGAGTTATCATGCTTGCTTCCCATTTTTATGAAAGTAGAGACGGATCAACAGGAGGTTTTTTTAACGACGATGTCAGAGCTTCGGAACAGGTTTGGAAAACTGTACACCTTCTTCTTCGAATGGGAAAGGAGTGGCAGGTCTGATGAAGAGACTGTGGATAAACAATAGAAGAAAACCTCAGAAAAGATGTTACCGAAAAGGCAGAAGAAAAAACAGGAATAGTGGATATGATGAAAAACTGTTAAAGGCAGGTGATGGTGATGAGCTTTGGGAAGATGAACACAAAAATAGACATAGTAGACACGGTATTGGCAAAAGACGATGAAGGATTTTCTTCCAAGGGAGAAGAAGTCATCGCCAGTGTCAGGGCATATAAAGAAGAACAGCACGGTTCTAGAAAGTGGGCCAATATGGCTGCCTATACCAAAGCCAATGCCACATTTCAACTGAGAAGGATTCCTGGAATTTCCATTGAACCGGGGATGCTTATTAGATGCGGTAATATAGAATACAAGATAATTAGTGTGGAAATAATCAGAGGAATATATATAGAAATAGGAGCAGAAAAGATTGAGGCTGCCAAGGATTAGGAGGTGATTTCATGGCACGAGGTTATTACAAGATGCCGGAGGACTTTCTTTTAAAAGTATCAGCCTTGGCTGACAAAACCGATGAAATCATTCCCAAGGTATTAAAAGAAGGCGGAAAAGTGGTTAAAGCCAAGGTTAAATCAAACTTGCAGGCGGTTATAGGGAAAGAAACAAAAGAACCTTCAAGGTCCACCGGAGAACTTGTAGATGCCTTAGGTTTAACTCCGGCTGGTGTTGATAGAAAAGGAAACTACAACGTAAAAGTCGGCTTTGATGAGCCGAGAAAAGATGGAGAGTCTAATGCAAAAATAGCCAACATCATAGAGTACGGCAAATCCGGTCAGCCGGCCAAACCTTTTTTAAAGCCGGCAAAAACAGCCAGCAGGAAAGCATGTATTGAAACAATGAAAAGGAAGCTGGATGAAGAGATAAGTAAAATCTAAAAAGAAGGAGGGGAACGGAATGCATCAAAGTATTTTGAAAGATATAAGTGAGGTCCTTGAACCTTTGGAAATTCCTATAGAAACCGGTGTCTTTAGCAATAAACCACCGGATGAGTATATAGTATTGATTCCTATGAGTGATATCTTCGACCATTATGCTGATGATCTGCCTGGAGCAGAACTGCAGGAAGTTCGCCTCTCCTTATTTTCAAAAGGCAATTATCAAACAAGAAAAAATGAAGTGGTATCGACACTGTTAAGTGAAGACTTTACTATTACTGATAGAAGGTATATAGGTTATGAAAAAGATACCGGTTTTCACCACTTCGCCATTGATGCGTCGAAAGTTTATGATTTAAGTACTTAATAGAAGGGAGAAATAAAATATGGCAACAATAGGACTGGATAGTCTATACTATGCAACTATCACAGAAGATTCAAGTGGGAATGAAACTTATGGAACACCTAAAGTTTTAGCAAAGGCAATGACGGCGGAACTTAGCATTGAACTTATTGAAGCGATTCTTTATGCCGATGATGGAGCATCAGAGGTAGTGAAGGAATTTAAAAGTGGATCATTGACCTTGGGAATAGATGATATTGGCTCGATGGTAGCACAGGATTTAACAGGGTGTAAAATCGACAGTAATAATGTAATTGTATCAAGAAGTGAGGATGGAGGTAGTCCTGTAGCCATAGGGTTTCGTGCAAAGAAAGCAAACGGTAAATACAGATATTTTTGGCTTTACAGAGTTATATTCAATGTTCCTTCTACAAGTCTTGCCACCAAGGGAGACTCTATTACATTCAGCAGTCCCACCATAGAAGGTATGGTATTTAGAAGAAATAAAATAGATGGAGAAAATAAGCATCCTTGGAAGGCTGAAGTTACTGAAGGAGATAGTGGAGTAGCATCTTCAACAATTACCGAGTGGTTTTCTAATGTTTATGAACCGGACTTTACACTAATTACACCGAGTATAACAATTGCTACTCAACCGGAATCTTTAACTGAAGTAACATCCGGCAACATCACCGGAAGTCTTTCTGTAGTTGCGAGTTCTAATACAAGCGACCCTATTACTTATCAGTGGTATGAAAACACAATAGATAGTGCATCTGGTGGAACTTTAATTAATAGTGAAACATCAGCAAGTTTTGATATTCCAACAGACTTAACTGCAGCAACCTATTATTACTACTGTGTTCTTAGCTTATCCGGTGCAAGTGACGTAACTACTACTGTAGCTACTGTAACTGTTTCATAATGGAGGAAAATAGATGGAAAAAGATAATATAAAAATAGATGATGTATCGGAAGAAAGAAGTTCAACTATAAAAATAGGAGATAAAGAATTTAAGCTTATCCTTACCACTAAGGCTACAAAAGAAATATCGAAAAGATACGGAGGATTAGAAAAACTAGGTGATAAGCTGATGAAGTCAGAAAACTTTGAGCTTGCCCTTGATGAAATTATATGGTTGATAACCCTGCTGGCAAATCAGTCTATTCTTATTCATAACATAAAAAACAAGGATAATAAAAAAGATCTATTAACAGAAGAAGATGTCGAAGTCCTTACCACACCTTTTGATTTAGCAAACTACAAAAATGCTATTATGGCAAGTATGATGAAGGGAACTAAAAGAGATGTGGTAAGTGAAGACTCAAAAAACCAAGTAGTCGGGTAAGTGATGAAGAATTATTTACCCGACTTATCTATTATGGAACAGTACACTTAAACAGAAAAGAAGATGAGGTATGGCTTATGCCTATAGGTTATCTTATGGATCTTTGGGAGTGTCACAAACAGTTTATTGGTATCTCGAAATCTAGAAAAGAATATTTTATTGATGAAGTAATACCCGAGTTGATGTAAAAATATATTTAAATTTATGGTATAATATGATAATAGTGTGATTCTAAGTCATGCAATTAGATAATTGTGAAGTTTAGATTATTTATTTTTAAAGTTGTGAAGTTGATGACTAAGTTAAAAATCAAAATTTTAAATTGGAGGTGCATATTATGAAAAAGAACGAAAATTTCTATGAAGAACCATGGACAGGTCCATGTGCAGAATGTGATGGTACTGGAAGTATCGAATGCGATTTATGTGAAGGTAAGGGTGAATATAAATCTAAAGTATGTCCAGCTTGTAACGGAGAAGAGTATATAGAGTGCCCAGATTGTGGAGGTTCAGGTAAAGCTACATATCAAATGGGGCAAAAAGTATAGTTTGCAGTGAAATTGTTGATTAAAAATGCCGAAATTTTATATATTCATAAAGCGGGAGGAATTAGAAAATATAAGATTAAAGTTATTTAATGGGGTGGGTAATGTGTATAATAAAGATCTTAATCAAATTGATAAATTAATTGTAAGTCTTGATGAAAGCAGAGAAAATTGAAGAAACAGATAAAGAACCAACCGAGGAAGAAAAAAAAGAAAAACTTATAAAAAGAGGAGAAATATATACTTTTTAATTTTCATTCTTGGTTTCACCCTATTTAATTATACAAGAAGTGTCATAATACTAATAATTCTTGTTGGATTTTCTTTAATAATGATCATAGAATTTGATGAAATGTAGAAATACTTTAATTAAAAATATATTAAAATTTATGGTATAATTAAGTGTATTTTAAAAATCGGGGGTCATTATTATGAATGATTATTGTGAGTATACAAAAGAAATAATTGAAAGATTCAATTTAACTGAAAGTATAACTGTAAAAGATTATTTAGACTGTCCTAGAGAAATCACGACTAAAATACCTGAAAAGAGTGGTATAGTTTTTATTATGTATCCTTATAAAGAAATTAACCTAAAAGAAGATTTCAATAGGATATCTGATGAAGAATTAAAAGAAAAATGGGTAGAAGGTGCAGACATTTTATATATTGGAGGTACTTACAGAGACAGATTCCATAAATTTCCTAGTAATATAGATTTAAGAACTAAAATCCAAAGATTACTCCGTAAGGATTATGAATATTGCTTTATACGAAAGGACGAGAAATTTATATGGTTAAATAAGAATAGTTCCCATTTTAAAATACATTGGTACGAATTAAATAAGTATGAAAAGCCTTATTATCTTGAAAGAACATTGATTATTGATTTTATCAAAAAGTATGGAAAACCACCTCTAGGGAATTTAAGTCTACCAATAAATAATGAGCTAGATTTAAATAACATAAAAGATTATGTCGATTATGTTTGTCCTCAACCACCTAAATGGGCTAAAATACATCAATCACTAATTAACACTTATGAGAAAAACACAGGAGAAAAACTTGAGAAAAGAGGCTTATCGAGTTATGAAGCTGGAGGTCCACCTATACCCCTTATTTTAGGTGGATGGCATGATTCAGGTGATGGGTGGAAATCTGATAGATGGCAGGGAATGATAAGATGGGCAGCAGATCACAAATTGCTTTATTTAATCGACGTAAATGAAGATGAAAAGTATGGCAGGGAATGATGAGATGGGCAACAGATCACAACTTGTTTTATTTGATTGACGTAAAAGAAGATTAAAAGTTTAGAGGTAATTATTTATGATATTTAAAATAATAATATAATTTAATAATATCATAAAAGAGGCACTTCCAAGGAGGTGTCTTTTTTCATGCCTTAAATGAGGAGGTGAGTTTATGTCTGATAATTTTGGTTTGAAAATCGGTCTTGAAGGAGAGAAGGAATTCAAGAATGCCTTGAGAGAAATAAACAGGGACTTCAAGGTTTTAGGCTCTGAAATGAAGCTTGTTACTTCCCAGTTTGACAAACAAGACAAATCCATACAAGCTGTTACTGCCAGAAACGAAGTATTAAATAAAGAGATAGATGCACAGAAGAATAAAATTAAAACTTTAGAATCAGCCCTTAAAAATGCTGCGGATTCCTTTGGAGAAAATGACAAGAGAACAAAGGCATGGAGGACCCAGTTAAACTATGCCAATGCAGATCTAAACAAAATGGAAAGAGAACTGGACGAATCGGCTAAGGAAGCAAAGGACCTAGAAGCTAATTTAGAGAAATCCGGAAAAGCAGCAGAAGATGCAGGAAGCAGGTTTGAGAATATGGGAGGTATTCTTAAAGGCATGGGTGTTGCCATGGGTTCAGTTGCTTTAGCAGCAGGAGCAGCTGCTGTTAAAATAGGTAAAGAAGTAGTTCAGCAGTTTGGTGAACTAGAGCAAAACCTAGGTGGTTCTGAAGCGGTATTTGGAAAATATGCAGATTCCATTCAAAAGACCGGAGAAGAAGCATATAAAAATCTAGGAGTTTCTCAAAGTCAGTATTTAGCTACTGCTAATAAGATGGGAGCATTGTTTCAAGGCTCGGGAGTTGACCAGGAAAAAAGTCTGGAATTAACAGAAAAAGCAATGCAAAGAGCAGCTGATATGGCATCTGTTATGGGTATTGACATGCAGATGGCCCTTGATTCTGTAGCAGGAGCAGCTAAAGGTAACTTCACCATGATGGATAATCTGGGAGTTGCCATGAATGCTACAAGTGTCGAAGCCTATGCTCTAGCTAAAGGACTGGATTTCACATGGGCAAGTGCTACACAGGCAGAAAAAGCTGAATTAGCCATGCAGATGTTCTTTGAAAACACTGAGCAGTATGCCGGTAACTTTGCTAAGGAATCTACCCAGACGGTAACAGGATCAATAGGATTACTTCAAGCTGCTCTTGGATCTTTCACAGCCGGTCTTGGTAATGCAAATGCGGATATGACTAATCTAACTGCGAATCTAGTAGACGCCTTCCAGTCGGTAGTGGAAAACATAGTGCCTATAATTGAAAATATAGTGGTTGCTCTACCTCCGGCAATGGATGGCATAATTTTAGCTATAGGAGAATTACTGCCTCTTTTATTAACTACAGTAACTGATTTGTTTGGACAGGTACTTGGAACATTACTCAGTTTACTGCCGGAACTTATACCTGCAGGAGTAGAAGCTGTAATGACTATCATTCAGGCACTTATAGATAATCTGCCCCTATTAATAGAAGCAGCAATAATGTTAGTTACAGCTTTAAGTGAAGGGATAGGACTTTCACTGCCTGAATTAGTACCTTCAATGGTAGAGGCGGTTATATTAATAGCTGAAACTTTAATTAATAACTTAGACCTTGTCCTAGATGCAGCCTTTCAGATAATAAACGGATTGGCTCAGGGACTTTTAAACTCACTGCCTAATTTGATAGAAGCCCTGCCGCAGATCATAAGCACCATAATATTATTCATAACAAACAATCTTCCGATCATAATTAATATGGGAGTTCAGATAACCCTTCAGCTGGCAAAAGGTCTTATAGGTGCAATACCTCAACTGGTAGCACAGCTTCCTCAGATTATAGCTTCAATAGTAGGAGGCTTTACCAAAGGAATACCTTCTGTCAAAGACGTAGGAAAGAACATATCAAAAGGATTATGGGATGGCATACACTCTATGATTGGATGGCTTAAAGGAAAGGTAGACAATATGGTAGGTGGAATAGTTAAGGGTGTAAAAAATGTATTAGGTATAAATTCTCCCTCCAGAGTATTTGCTGGTATAGGAGCCAACATGAGTGAAGGCATAGGTGAAGGATTTACCAAGTCCATGAAGGATGTTGAAAACCAGATGAACAGGACCATACCTACATCCTTTAACATTGATACAAATTTAGGAAGTAATGATTTAATGGGCACAAGTAGTACACAAAACTACTTTAACATAGCAAATATGACGGTAAGAAAAGACAGCGACATAAAAAGCATAGCAAGAGAGCTTTATCTACTTCAAAGAAGAAATGAAAGAGGGGTTGCACTCACATGATAGGTTT